TTATAGAGCAGGTTTTACTAATCAAAATTCTAGTTCTATTGTAATAAATGCCAGTGGTGCTGCACTAGAAGCTGCCGCCGCAGGTTTATATATCAATCCAATACGTTCGTCTAGCAACGGTCGACCACTAATGTATGACACGGCTACTAGCGAAATATTTTCAAGCAATGTATTAGAATTTATAGGTAGCACTATCTCAACCAGTGATTCAAGTGCTGTGCAATTTGATAGTCCAGTTAATTTTCAAACTTCTATTATTATTGATGGAAATACAACATTTAAAGACAGCTTGATTATTTCTAGCGGTAACATAACGTTTCCGGATTCAAGCAAACAAACAGGCGCTGCGATCAGTATTGCAGAATTGAAATCTCTAGTGGCAGCGGCCGCTACCTATGCTGATTTCCAGACAGCTATAGCGGCATTATAATCGGAGCGGATAGATGGCTAAACAATCAATAAACATAGGCGCAACAGCAAACGATAGAACAGGTGATAGCCTTAGAGCCGCTTTCAACAAAGTTAATGCTAATTTTACAGAGTTATATGCAAGACCGGTTCCTTCGACAAGTCAAGGCGCATTAGGTGACGTTAAAGGGATGGTAGCTGTAGACTACAACTATTTGTATATCTGTGTAGCAGATTATGACGACAGCACAGTTATTTGGAAGCGTATTCCTTGGCCAGATGATACCTGGTAAATATTAAAGAGAGCGTAAATTATGGCTATACAGACAATTAACATAGGTAATCAAGTAAACGATGGTTTAGGTGATGACCTACGCACGGCATTTGAAAAAGTTAATGCTAATTTCTCAGAGTTAGTATCTAATGTTTTTACCACTGCTTCTAATATAGGCGACACAGGCACAGGGCTTTTTAAACAAAAAGTCGGTGCTGATCTACAGTTTAAAAAATTAGTTTCCGGAACTAAGATCTTAATCGATGATGCTCCGAATTCAGTTATTATCAATAACACAGCACCCGATGCATTTACTAGGATTGATACTAACGCTGGAACAGTAAGTGCAGGAACGTTCCAACAGATCACTATACAAGGCGGTGACGATATAGACGTCACAGCATTAGGATCTGTGATCACAGTCAACAATGTTATTCCTGTGACCAGCATTTTAACTACCTATGACTTTGGTCCTATAACAGGAGCATTTACAAATTCATCTCAACTAGCACTGGCGTTTTCAAACGTTGATTTTGGAACAGCTACTACACCATCTACAGTCAATCTTGATTGCGGTAGTATCGTTTAAGGAGCGAGCTAGATGGCTATTACTTGGCTAACACCAGCAGGAAGCCTAGGAACAATCACTGAACGTGTGATTCAGAACATCACGATCTCAGCGACAACAAACACATCGAATCCTGTTACCTATTCAGTGATATCTGGTTCTTTACCTAGAGGACTGAGACTCAGCGGAAATAAGATTGTCGGTTCCCCCGTTGAAGTTAGAAAATATACAGAAAGTAGATTCGTTATTCGTGCATCGGATTCAGTAGATATAGAAGATAGAACATTTAGTATCTCTGTCGACGGGTCCGATATTCCTCAATGGATAACCAGAGAAGGATTTTTAAATGTTGGTTTCGGAGATGCATATTTTGTTTTAGACAATAGTTATGTTAACTTTGCTCTAGATGTTTACGATCCAGATTTAAATGCTGGAGAAGTTTTAAAATTTTATCTCACTCCCACAGGAGGTGAATTACCTCCAGGTCTTAGCATCAGCGAAGATGGTGTGATTTCTGGATACACTGATCCTATATTTGCTGTTGAATACAGCAATACCTATAACGGAGCCTATGACACTGGAGCATTTGACATAGCACCGCTAGATATTGTGGAAGCTAGGTCTAACGGTTTTGACAGTTACTTCTATGACACGCAAACCTTTGATTATTCAGAAGGCAGTAGAGGTCCAAGACGATTAAGCAGGATTTATACTTTCGCTGTGTCAGTGACTGACGGTATCAATACTGTAAACAGGATTTTTAAAATATATGTAGTCACTGAAGAATTCCTACAAGCTGACAACAGTATATTACAAGTTGACACAAACCTATTCCAAGCAGACGCTTCAGCGAATAGGATTCCGCTATGGATTACCGAAAGCGATCTTGGTAGATATAGGGCTAACAATTATCTAACAATTTATCTTGATGTATACGATCCTCCTAGTTTATCAGGAACGATTACCTACATCAAACTTCCAACAAATCCAGATAATACCGTCAGCGAGTTTCCTCCCGGACTTGAACTAGATTCAGTCACTGGTGAGATCGCTGGCAGGGTTCCTTACCAAGCAAGGATTTCGGAAAGTTATCAATTTACCATGTTGGCGGTAAACTTCCCTGCACAGCTAGCCAACGTCGAATACGTTTGGAGAAGTAGTTGGGATTCTACTTCTAACTTTTTTGTCAACGATGCGATCAGCTATCTAAATGAAATCTATATCTGTATAGTAGCTAATCGAAATAAAATACCGGATGAGAATCCAGATTACTGGACTAAAGGAACTACCAGCGCAGCTAAAACTTTCACTGTAGAAATCATAGGTGAGATCGAAAGTGCGGTCAATTGGATAACTCCTAGCGATCGAGGAACTATAAAACCGAATCAACCTAGCACACTATATGTAGAAGCAGAAAGTTTACTCTATGGCGGAAAGGTTGTCTACGAATTCGTTTCTGGAAAATTACCTCCAGGATTAGAATTATTGCCAACAGGACTTATCGAAGGCAAAGTAAAGCAGTTTGCAGATTCTTCAGGTCTTGGTCTAACAAGATTTTTTGATCGTGATTCGAGTTTAGTAGACTCAACAGGATCTAGATCGTTTAATACTTCTTTCGATGGTGCTACTACTTCATTCGACAAAGTTTATACATTCACTGTAAAAGCTAGAGACTCTGCTAATTTCGCAGAATCATTAAAAACTTTTACAATTACCGTAATAGCCGACAACACAAAAACGTATGCTAATCTATATGTTAAATCTTTACAGAACAAAGATAAAAGATTGAAATGGTATGACTTTATCACCGACGTAACTATTTTCACTCCAGATGATATCTATCGTTATGGTGACGGAAATTATGGAATACAAACCGACCTAAGGATGCTGGTATTTGCCGGCATTGAAAGCACTGAAGCTGTTACATATGTTCAGGCTATGAGTAGGAATCATTATCGTAAAAGATTGTTATTCGGAGATGTTATTTCTGCCAAAGCTAAAGATCCAGCAACACAAGAAACTGTATACGAAGTGATATATGTTGAAATCATAGATCCGTATGAAAAGAATGGTGTTAGCATCTTAGACACTGTTGAATTATCAAATAGCATAAACAGTAAGGTATTGGTTAGCTATGATGCTATAAAAGTCAGCAGCGACATACCCTTAGTTAGCGATCGTGATCACCAAAGAATATTCCCTAACAGCATTAAAAACATGAGAAAGAGAATTCGTGGTGTAGGCGACAGAGATAGAGAATTCTTACCACTTTGGATGAGGAGCATACAAGATACTGCCACATCCGAAAAAGGATTCGTCAAAGCATTGACACTATGTTATGCTAAACCAGGAAGATCTGATGCTATCATAGCCAGAATTAAAGCTTCTGGATTTGATTTTAAAACTATCGATTTCGAAGCAGATCGATATATAATAGATATTTTAGACGGAGAAATAGAGGATAAATATCTTGCATTTCCGCAACGTGGAGAAAAATTACCGTGACCAGCAACATTAATTATTTGAGTATTAACGAAAACTTCCCTGTAGCAGGTGAAGATAACGACACACAGGTTTTTCGTGACAATTTTGATACAATCAAAACCAGTCTAAGAAATGCCAAAGACGAGATCACTGATCTACAAACTAACACAGCCAAAACAAATCTAGACAACGATTTTGGCCTAAACAAAATCAGCAATGCTCTATTACAAAATAATAGACAGCAAAAATGGAGTGGTGGCTCTGTAACAGCATCACCCACAACTATTGATTTCGAACAAGGTTCTTATCAAATTTATACTGTTGGCGCAAACGTAACATTTGATTTTTTAAATTTTCCAGGAGATCCTGTTTTTACAGCAGAAGCAACTCCAATTGGAATGGGCAAGGTAACTTTAGAACTCTACAGTGACGGTTCTTCAAGAACCGCTAGTTTTTCTACTTCGGGCGGAACCGTTGTTAAATCTTTAGGTTTTCCAGGATATGCGTCCGGAACACCAGTATTGACCTTGACATCAGCTACAAATCCTGTTATTATCGAAGTGTGGCGACACAGTCAAGAGATAATTTTTATGAGATACGTAGGGCAATTTAGCTAATGTTCCATCCATTAGAAGGTGATTTATCAGAATTAAAAGACGCTGAAATTGAACAGCGTCTTTTAGAATTGAACAGAAAATACTTTCAAGCATATCGTCTGGGCAAGCCAGAACTGTTGACACAACTCGCTACATTTGTTACAATATATAAAGACGAACTTCAAAAGCGCCATGCGGCAAA